AGGTCACGTGGCGGGACGGGGGGGCGTCTGTCAGCACGGCGGGCGCCCGCCCACGCCACGAGTACCAGAAGATCAAAGAGCGCGCGCGCGCGGCGGCCTCAGCGGCCTCCGCAGCCGGCCGCGACATCGGCAGGATTCCCCCGGTCAAAGACCCCGGGCGCCGGCGGCTGGCGCTTTCATGCCTCCAATCGTTTATCGAAACCTACCTATTGCCCGCCTTCGCCGTCCCCAACGGCGGGCCGCACTGGCCGTGGGCGGCATATCACATCCAGATCTTCCAGGCGATAGATATGGCGGTCCGCCCCGCCGGCGGGCTCTACGCCTTCGCCGCCCCGCGCTCCGGCGGCAAAACGGCCGCTATCGTCGCCGGACTCATCTACGCGGTCCTCGGCGGGTTCCGAAGATGGCCATGCGGGATCGCGGCAAACGCGGAGAGCGCCAAACGCATCATCCGCGCAGTTCAGAAGATCATCGAGACGAACACACTGCTCGCGGAGGACTTCCCGGAAGTATGTTACCCTGTTGCGCGCCTCGAACGCATAGTCAACCGGCAGCAGGGGCAGACATTCCTCGGCCGCCCCACGCGGCTCGTCTGGAACGAACAGCGGCTCGTGATAGCGGATATACCCGGGAGCCTTGCGGGTCAGGCCCATATCTCGTGCCTGGGCCTCGACTCGGCGACGCTCCGCGGACAGGTCGAATTTCTGCCGGATGGGACGACACTGCGCCCTGACCTCATCTTTTTAGACGACCCGCAGACGAACGAATCGGCCAATAGCGAGATGCAGACGCACGACCGGTTCGAGCTCATCCACGGGGCGGTCCTGAACATGGGAGCGCCGGGCGTCGCGCTGGCCGTGCTCATGGCTGTCACCGTGATCCAGGAAGACGACTTATCGGACCGCATCTTGAAAGACCCGTTCTGGAACTGCGTCCGGATCCCGATGCTCATCTCGATGCCCCTCCACTACTCGGCGACCCCCCCGAATGTCGCCCATGACGATTTCTGGGACAGGTACGGCGGGCTCTTAAAAGACCGGAGGACCTTGGAGGCGGCGGCGCTCTATGCGGAACACCGGGGGAAGCCGGAGTGCCTCGATACGCTCGACTCGAAAAGGCCGTGTGTTGGATGCGACAGGCGCGAAACCTGCATGGACGCGGAGGCAATCGTCTCGTGGCAGGGCAGGCAATACCCGGCCGACGCCTCGCCCGTCGAGCACGCGATGAAAATGGAGATCCAGAACCCGGCGAGTTTCGCGGCGGAGATGCAGCAGGCGCCGATCTCCCGCTACATATCGGGGTCGCGCGTCACAGTCGCCCAGATCCTCGAACGGGTATCGGGGCTGCCCGCCGGGGAGGTCCCGCTCGAGTGCGAGGTCGTGACCGCGTATATCGACGTCCACGACGAGATACTCTATTGGTGCGCGTGCGCATGGAGAAAGCGGGATTTCACGGGACAGGTCGTGGACTACGGCACATACCCCGAACAGCCCAGCCGGTGGTTCGAGCAGGCGTCGCCCCCGCGCCGGCTGTCGCATAAATACCCGGGGGCCGGCAAGGACGGGGCTATCGCCCAGGGGCTCGAGCACCTGGCTACGGTGCTCCTCCACCATGAGTTCCCACGCCGCGCGGGCGGGGCATCGAGCTTGCTCTATATCGACCGGCTCCTCGTTGACCGGGGGTATAAGCCCGACGTCGTGCGCTTTGTGCGCCGGAAACTTCAGTCGCCGGTGTTCCACGCATCGCTGGGCAAAGGGATAACCCCGAACCAACGCCCGATTGAGGATTACGAACGGCGCCCCGGCTGGCAAAAGGGCCATCACTGGTATTCGCCGGCCGTCCAGGGGAAGAGCGAATACCCGCACGTCGTGATCGACACCTACTATTGGAAGACGTTTATCCACAACGCGCTCGCCGCGTCAGCCGCGGATCCCGGGGCGCTCACGCTCTACGGCGGACCCTCGTCGCAACGCGAGCATGAACCGTTCGCCAAGCAGGTGGCGGATTCGGAGTTTTTTGTCGAGACCTCCGGCATCGGTCGCGTGGTCAACGTGTGGAAGGCCATGCCCCATCACCCGGATAACCACTGGTTTGACTGCCTCGTCGGTTGCGCGGCCGCCGCGTCAATGGTGGGATGCACGTCGCTCGAGAGCTCGCCGGCCACGTCCCAGAGAAAGAAACTGACCCAGGCCGATATCAGGAGGCTCCAGGCGTGACAAGCAGGGCGTTAAAGGACAAGATCCGCGAGCTCGACCCTGCCGCCCCCAAGGCCCCCAGGAAGGCCCCGGCGGAGATGCCTGCATCGGCGACCATAGTTCGGGGCGAGGAATCTCAGGCGGCGCCCGTTCGGCTTGTCACCGGGTTCGAGGAGGGCAAGGCGCTATTGAAGGATGCTCCGCCTGAACCCAAAGACGCGGCTCCGGTTCTCGAATGCCACAAGTGCGGATGCCGCCACCTCGAATTCGTCGACGCGAGAAAATATGGTCAACTGCTGATCCGCGACCTCGAATGCCGAAACTGCGGCGCCCGCGTCACCGACCGCGTCGAACTCGCGCAGGGCGAAGAGGGGACGCTTGGAATCCCCTGCGGCTTTTGCGGCGGGACATTGTGGAAGGTGCGCGACACAGATATCGTGCCCGGGGCAATCCGGAGATACCGCATCTGTTTGACGTGCGGACGAACCCGCACGACCCATGAGAAGTGACCCCGGATTCCTATATGTAGGAACGAAACACCTTTAACCGCTTCTCCTGGTAGTTCTTCATTGCGCTTTCGCCTCGCAAGCTATAAGGTCAAGGATTGAGAACCGCCGCCTGATCAGCGGCAGATGAGAATAGCCAAAAGAGAGGCCGTTGGGGGCCCAACACCCTGACGGCCTTTTTCTTTTGGCAGAGGAGGCATGGATGCCTGACGACCTCGAAGACCTGATTGAAGACGCAGCCGCCGCCCCGCGCTCAGTGACCTCCGACGGGGTGACGGTCGAGAATCAGTCGCTGCGCGATTTGATCGACGCGGATAAGCACCTCGCGTCGAAGACCGCGCGTGCGCATCCCGTTGCATCCCTTATCCGCCTCAAGATCACCTCGCCGGGGGCCGTCTAATGCCAAAGCGACGCGCTCCTGCTCACACCAGCAAAGCAAAGCCCGGCCGTCAAGCGTTGCCCGCGCGCCGGATGGTGACGCAGGCCATGATCCCGGTCCGCGGCCGCTACGACGCGGCGCAGACGACGAGCGATAACGCGAGACACTGGGCGATGGCCGATGCCTTGTCCGCGGATGCCTCCGCATCGCCCGCCGTGCGCAAGAACCTCCGAATGCGCTGCCGGTATGAGGTCGCCAATAACTCTTATGCGAGAGGCGTCGTCGAGACGCTGGCCAATGACACGATCGGCACGGGGCCCCGCGTCCAGATGCTCGGGCTGGATGAAACGTTCAATAAGCACGTCGAGATCGAATACGCGAAGTGGTGCGCGGCCGTGCACCGCGCGGAAAAACTGAGGACCGGACGCAAGGCCCGCGCCCAGGATGGCGAGGCATTCGCCCTCATGGGGACAAATCCAGGGCTCCGCACGCCCGTCAAACTCGATATCACGCTCATCGAGGCCGACAGGGTGACGAGTCCCGGCATGACCTTCGTGCCTGGCAAGGCTGCGGTCGACGGGGTCCACTTCGACGAATATGGCAACCCGACGGTCTACGACGTGCTCAGGACGCACCCGGGCGGCGATTATACGGAGCCCGGTGCGCTCTACGACGAGATAGCCGCGCGCTACGTGATCCATTGGTTCCGGAAGGATCGTCCCGAACAGCGCAGGGGCCTCCCCGACATCATGCCCGCGTTGCCCCTTTTCGCGCTCCTCCGCCGCTACGGGCTTGCTGTGATCTCCGCCGCGGAATCCGCCGCCAATATCTCCGCGATCCTCGCCACGACGCTCCCCGCAAGCGGCACGGCCGCCGAGGTCGAGCAACTTTCAACCATCGAATTCGCCCGCAACATGATGCTCGTCGCCCCGGAGGGATGGTCGCCGTCCCAGATGCGGGCCGAGCAGCCGTCGACGACCTACGACATGGGGAAGCGCGAGTTTCTGAAAGAGATCGGCCGCTGTTTGAACATGCCGTACTGCGTCGTCGCCGGCGACTCCTCGGACTACAACTACGCGAGTGGGCGCCTCGACTTTCAGACGTACTTTCGCTCGATTTCGGTGGACCAGTCCGGGCTTGAAGAGACGTGGCTTGACCCGGAGTTCGCGGAGTGGGCGGCCGAAGCCCAGTTCGTTTACCCCTGGTGGCCGGCGGACGCCGTCCTCAACCATCAATGGTTCTGGGACGGGCGCGAACACGTTGACCCGCTGAAGGAAGCCGCCGCCCAGGAAATCAAGTTGCGCAATCACACCACATCGCTGGCCCGCGAATACGGCAAACTCGGGCTCGACTGGGAGCCGGAACTCGAGCAACTCGCGCGCGAAGCGGCTAAGTGCCGCGCGCTTGGCCTGCCCCTGCCGTGGGAGCGGACAACTGCCCCTGCCGCCGACCCCGCGACGGATCCGAACGCCGAGGACGAGGAACCCATGTCCAAACGCAAGTCGGGGGGCAACGGCAACGGGCGGAAGGCAAAGATGCCTATGGAGGGCGCAAACCGTGTCAAGGGATTATAGCAAACTTCTGGCGGCCGGCGCCCCGCGCGAATTCCATCTCGCCGCCTCGGCCGCGATCGCCAGCCTCGAGGCCGCGGCGGGTGAACCCGCGAAGCGCCCGACATTCACGATAGACGCATACAACGGCGGGCTCCTCCGCGTGGCCGTGTTCTCGAGGCCGATGGTCATCGATCTCATGGGCCTGCGCGCGGGGAAGGTCACGGCCCTAAAGGATCACCAGGACGGGACGAACGGCTCGCCGGCGCGCATAGTCGGCCAGGGCGAGGCTGCTATCACCGCCTCGAACATCACCGTCTCCGGGATCATCACCGGCGACATCAGCGACAGAAATGATCCGGCCTGCCAGGTCGTGATGCACTCCGCCAACGGCTTTGTCTGGCCCGCATCGGTTGGCGTCTCGGTCGAGCGCACCGAGTGGGTCGAGGCGGGGGCAAAAGTGGTTGTGAACGGGCGCCTCTTTCAGGGGCCTATCGGGATAGTCCGGGCCGGCAGGCTCGGCGAGGTTTCTTTTGTCAGCGTCGGTGCGGACGAGACCGCGACGGCGAGGATCGCGGCCCACGCCGCCTACTCATGGGAAGGAGAATCGACTATGAACTTTGATGAATGGGTTAAGGCAATGGGCCTGGATCCCGCAACGCTCACCGCCGATGCGCGGACGAAACTTCAGGCCAAGTATGACGCGGAGCACAAGGAAGAGGCGGCCGGCGACGCGAGGACAGCGGTCGATCCCCCGGCGAACTCCCCCGCGACGGCGTCGATGGACGAGATCATCGCGCACGCGGAGGCCGAGCAGTTGCGGACCGCCGCGATCACCGAGCTCGTGGCGAAGGCGGTGCTCATGCCCGGCGCGGATACCAAGGAGATCAGGGCCATCGGCGAGAAGGCCATCAAGGCCAACTGGGACGCCCGGACTACGGAGATCGCGCTGATGCGCGTGCGCGCCCGGGCTCCCATGATCAGTGAGCGCCATAGCCAGCCGACGGACAAGGTGCTCGCGGCGTCCCTGCTCATGGCCTGCGGCCTCAGCGACGAGAAACTGACCAAAGACCAGGACTTCGGCACGGAAGACACTGCGGCGGCCTGGAAG